GTCCCAGCTCGCGTTGGAAAGCGCGAGCTTGTGCAGCACATGCGCCATCCGCGACATTAATACCGTCGCGGATCGTATCGAACATGAGGGGTTGTCGTTTCTTACGATAACCCTACCCGACTATGGAAAGGCCATCCAAAAATGGCTTGACTGTGGTCAGGTCGGCATCTATTCCGCGTTCCGTAAGGAACGTGGAAGAGGGCTCCCCATATTTCTAGGGGGTTTCCTCAACCGTGTGTTCGATCGGTCTAGTGGCTCGTTGCTTGATGAACCCTGTGTCGCCTCGATTCAAGCCTTGCGTCAGCTAACGCTGATGTTTGGCAAGATGGAGCTTCCGTGTAGCGATACACGCAAGCGTAAGGCGATTCAGAATTATGTCAAGTGTGAGCAGGAAGTACGATGGAGTGATAGCCAACTCTCTCATAGGGATATTGAGGAGTTTACAAAACTATCACACCTGCTTTTCCGGGACGTGTATACGGCGATGGATAGAGATATCTATCACCAACGCATTGTCCCTAAGCATGGTCCTGGATCTACTGCCGACGGGCTTTCTGGTAACAGAAAATTCCGCCAAGCAGTTTGGACCAATCGTCTCGAACCGGTTTTCCCTGCCGGTGAGAGCCTTCTCCCCAACTGGAGTTATTATGACCAGTTGGATGAAGTGGACTTCCTCGAACCCGGTGCCGAAGTACCTGTAAAGGTTACTTTGGTTCCTAAGACGTTGAAGACTCCTCGAGTTATTGCCATGGAGCCCACCTGCATACAATATATGCAACAAGGGGTTCTACGGTGCTTTCTCGAGCATTTTGGGAGGGATAGACTCCTCCCAGAATTTATCGGTTTTGACGACCAAGTCCCTAATCAGGACCTAGCGCGACAAGGTTCGCTTGATCAGCGAACTGCGACACTCGATTTGAGTGACGCTTCCGATAGAGTCAACAATCAGCTCGTGCGTGCTATGTTACATCCGTGGCCTAGTTTGTCTCAGGCTGTGGATGCGACTCGTTCGCGTCGGGCTGTCTTACCAGATGGTCGTGTTATACGACTATCGAAGTATGCGTCTATGGGTTCAGCACTCTGTTTCCCAGTGGAGGCGATGGTCTTTACGACATTGATCTTCTTAGGGATCCAGCGGTCGCTCAGCCAGCCACTTTCCCGGCGAGACCTTAAAAGGTACGTCGGTTCGGTGCGCGTCTATGGGGACGATCTAATCGTTCCTGTGGACCACGTGCAATCAGTGATACAGACGCTCGAACATTTCGGTGCTCGAGTTGGTCTGGACAAGTCTTTCTGGACCGGAAGGTTCAGGGAGTCTTGTGGTCGGGAGTTCTTTAATGGAGCGGACGTTAGTATTGTCCGTGTCCGGCAAGCTTTTCCGACATCACTTCAGGACGTTTCCGAAGTAGAATCGATTGTGTCGCTAAGGAACCAACTCTATATGAGTGGTTACTGGAAGACCTGTCGGTGGTTGGACGAGGTCATTGGGGGGGTACTTAGGTATTTCCCTGTGATTTCTCCTTATTCTTCGGTGATGGGCAGGGTGTCTTTTCTCGGTTACCAAACCGAGAGACTTCACCCAAGTCTCCATAGTCCCTTAGTCAGGGGCTATGTTGTGGAGGCCAAACCTCCTAGAGATCTTCTAGGGGGGCCTGGTGCCCTTCTTAAGTGTTTGCTCAAGTTGGACACGAGTGATTGGTTAAGGGGTAAAGTCCCCTGTCACTCATCCGACATCGATGCTGATCACTCCGATTGGAGAGATCGTCATCGCCTCTCGAGGATTCGTCCTCCTGAGGTCAATGCGCAACACCTAGAGCGTTCTGGACGCCCTAAGTCGTCAGCACTGAAACTTAGGTGGAGTTCACCCCTCTGAGGTGGTGATCGGGCCAGTAAAACCAGCCCGAGGGAGAGTCTGAAGCTCGAAGCTTGGCGGCTAATTACCGCTCGCTTCGTT